CTCTTCGTAAAATTCATTCTTCCAAGGCTGCTTGTCAAGCCATTCAAGTATTTGTTCTTTTGTTTTCATGATTATTTTTCGTTTTTAGTTCTCCAATACCAACTCAACTTCTTATCCTCATCCTCATTGTAATTATACTTCTCATTCAAGGACTGCATGTTAAACAGTCTTGAAATATTAAGGTTATACAAACCTCTGTGAATTGCTTTATTGGCTAATTCAACAGTAGATTTTTTCTTTGACTTAGGCATGGCAAGATTGAGAATCAAATCAAGAATACTTGTGTTTGACTCAGTAAGCCTGTCCTTCAAATCATTGTTGTTATGCTCTATACACTTCATGTATAGGTTAAATACTCTGTGTGAATCAAGTTTGCCTTTAATCATCAAATAGAGTATAGCATAATCTATCTCCTCGTTTGTCTTTTTAAGCAATTCGTTTAGAAGTTCAAATATATTCATAACTATTTCTTCAATTCTTCGATAAGAGCGTCAGTATAAGAAACGACAAGACCTGCAAAATACTTCGGATTATTTATACTGAAATTGCTATTTGTCATAGTTGTCGTCATTATGCTTTTTGCAATCTCATACCTGCGCTGCTCCCAGTCAATTTCTTTATATTCTGCATCTATTGCCTTCCAAGTTCTCATAATCCTTATATTTCTACTGGTTCATCCTCCCAATCTATATGTCTGCCAATTAATTGCTTAGCACTTTCATAAGGAATTTTACAAAATTTCCAAAAATACCCTCTCGCTCTTTTTCGCTTACCAGTACAACATTTAGAAATATTTGAATAACTCTTTAATTTTACAAATGTAGCCGCTTCTTGTATAGATCCAAATACATTCTTAATGTAGCCCGATTCATCTATCATTAAAACTTGTTTTGAAAGGACATGATTAAACCCTTTCTTTGCAGACTGTAGCCTATTCGCATAAGCATGCTTTTGATTATAAGATCTATCGCACCACTCTAAATTGGAAACTTTATTATTATGCTTATCACCATCTTTATGATTAACAATTTCATATTTTAAAGGATTTGGGATAAATGTTTCTGCAACAAGCCGATGTATAAATTTCAGTTTGCCGTGTAGGTTAACACATGAATATCCACCTTTGTTTCTGTTTATATTGGCTAAAACTTTTCCTTTCTTGTTTTTAACATAGCCAGAATCGGATATGTAATATCCAGTATCTTTATATGCTATCCACGCCATAATTAATCCTCCTCGATGATTGATAAAATATCTTTTTCAGACACTCTATAGTATGTTTGTACTGTTTTTTGTGCTATTTCAACGTTGTTAGCTTCTATCTTACGAGACATTATTTCATTTCTTAACGGACTAAAAAATTTTACTATATAATTCATATACTAATTTTCTTTAATTTTTGTCAACACATAAGTAGTATCACTCTGCTCTCCAATAGTAGTTACCTTGTATTCGAGAGTGTATTCAGACGCGGGATATTCTTCAGATTCCTCCGGTGCGGTTATGTCTATTATGCCTGCAACACTGGCAAACAACATTAAAGAACACACACTGCCGACAGCGGCTTCGCCATCGGTGTTAGCGATGGAATAAATCAATCCCGAAGTTGACAACAATGCCGCTATTATACAAATCCAAATCATAACTAATCCTCCCATTCCCATTTATAACCGTGACATGTTTTTAGCTTATGATTAGCACAAGCTCGTATGCCCTTAACGCAGCATTGATTTGCTAAAGAGGCTTCTCTCGCTGTCGAATAATGTACGCGTTCGCCAGATGTTGCTATACGTATAACTTTTCTTCCTGCCCTTGAGCCATAAGTGTTATTATATGCTTTTGTACACCATTCAAGATTATCTAAAGAATTATTAGTTTTATTTTCATCCTTATGATTGACAAACTGATAATTATATGGATTTGGTACAAATGTTTTTGCTAATAACCTATGAATTGTACAAGGACGTTCTATACTGTTTTTAGACAATATAACATGAAGATAACCTGTTCTTTTATTGAAATATTGTTTTAACAATCTCCAATTTTGACTTCGCCCATCAATCTTAGAAGGTCGTGTTAATTTCTTACAGTTTAATATTTGTCCATTACGATTAATCTTGTATAGTCCCTCGTAATCGGGTATATCATACCATTCTTCCATCATAACCAATATCTATAATACTCCGGAGCGTCATCAGTAGTCCCAACAAGATGCTTTGTGTCATCGTTGTAAGGAATTATATAAGTAGGATAATTCTCAGTACCGCAAGGTTCTCCATCTTTATTAAAATGACTAAATAAATTGCAAGTCCACGCAAAACCATCGATGTCAACCCTCACCAGCACTCTATCGAACGGCTTTAACGTCTTCTTGTCGAAACGCTCAACCTTTGGCTTGAATGTACTCCAGTCGCGGTTGTCCTTAGATGGAAACAGACAGCATTCACCATCTTTGAAAACAGTTGGACAGCCATTAGCCCTCAAAGTAAAACATGCAACGTCATCTGGCTTTGAAAGCATAATCGGGAAATTATCTTCTTTCCATTCTGAAATACCATCAAATTGAACTTCTCCGAATACTGTAGAATATAATCTTGTCCCTTTCGGGCAGTTCTTGAGAATCTCGCAGAGATTCAATTCTTTTGCTTCTTTCATAACTCAACACCGTATTCTTTCGCTACCATCTTGATGACATCGCCACCGTAGTAATTCTTGGTCTTATCGAAGAACGTCCACAGCGTGATGCTATCGGTAGGCTTGTATCCGTGCTCCTCGCACCAGTTGCGTCTTCCGAACTCGCAGGAACCGGTCAGTGTGTGGTGCCACTCGAACAAATCAGAGTATTCATCATCCAAGGACGGATGCGACTTGACAAATTCCGCGATCCTCTCGTCAAGCGGACGGTTCTCTCTCCACTTGGCATACGCGGCCTTGACGGCATCGCGCAGCGTGTCACCATGGGCGAAGAAGTCGCTGTGCTTGGCAATCCAGCAGTCTTTCAGCGTCAAGTCCTTGCCAAGTATAGCACCTTTCGCCACGTTGCCACGGACGGCATAGATCAGCGTCTGAACTCTGTCAATATCATAGACCTTGCATCCGTTGAAATCCTTGATGCCATAGCCATAGCCAGAGCCATAGCCATAGCCATAGCCAGAGCCATAGCCATAGCCAGAGCCAGAGCCATCGCCATCGCCATAGCCATAGCCAGAGCCATCGCCATAGCCAGAGCCATAGCCAGAGCCATAGCCAGAGCCAGAGCCAGAGCCATAGCCAGAGCCATAGCCAGAGCCATCGCCATCGCCATAGCCAGAGCCATCGCCATAGCCAGAGCCAGAGCCGATAGAGAGGAATCGCTCAATATTTTTCTCTATCGCTTCCATTCCTTTTTCGCTTCAAGGTTCTTTATCGCCTTGTCAGAGCAAGGGATAATCTGAACGGCGTTCGCCACCACCAATTCAGGCACAGCAACGGTTATCTTGCTATCGTCATTGCAACCGTCTAGTGACAGCTGCTCAACGGCGGCAGCCCCATCCCAGTACCAAACCTTTCTAGCGTTGGCCATGCGGACGTTCAACCCGTTGGCATCGCTGCTCACTTCCTTGATCTCACCGAAGAAAACTCCGGCACCATAGCATCTTACGATGCACTTCTTTCCGATGTAACTTTCCATCATTTTGAATCATTAAAAAATTAAACAATAAACTTGATGCCGGGCGCGGAGTCGAACCGCCTTTGTCAAACATTCATCGTGATTGTGTTTTTGGCTATATTTACGTATTCCCTGCCGTCCCGTGACGGCCTTCTCCCGGCATTGTTCGCGATTCACACCGCTACACTTTTCAGTTGGTTTTCTCAGGACCCCAAGAAAGTCTGCCAAGACTTTGAGTTGCTCCCCGGTGTGGAATCGAACCACACTGCCGTCCTACGCTTCGGATGAAGTGTGTTACAGGGCGTCTTCATCCTTCGTTGCCGGAGCATCCTATCCGGCTCTTCGGGGAGTTTTTTTCTTACACCGTATATTCCCAGTTCGTCATCGCAGGTGGGTCATTGTCCTCGAACGAATCAGACACGAACTTAACGGTGTCCACTGTCACACCTACAAAATCCATGCCTTTGTAGTCATCGAAGCGGTACTCCAGTACAAGTTTTCTTGCCTCCGCCTCGTCATTAGCCCAACAGTCACATTCTATCGGCCTGTTGTAAACCTCGCCATTCCAGTCCTCGTGCTGAACAGTGGCGTAAACCTTGAACTGCTTAATCATTGCTTAATTGTATTAGTTTTATCCATTTGCTTAATATCCCCTTGCTGAGCGGACACCCGTTGCGCGTCCCGTATTTCTCCGGATGCTTCCGATAAAGTTCCTGCGCGTCCGCCAGAATGTCAACCCTCGCCCTGTGCTTGAACACCTGCAACTCAACCCAAGCGAAAAGAGGTGACTCCTTGCGCCATTCGACCGCCTTGGCCGCCGAGGCCTCATTCGCCGCCGCTATCGCCTGACGTGGCATATACCCCTTGGGGCTGCCAAGTTTCTTCACCCAACGCCCGGACTTCGAGAAAAATCCGCCATTGACCTCAATCTGTCTCTGACGCTCTGCCAACGCAAGGCGTGTGTTTATCTGAATCATCTGAGCCTGACGCTCCCACACGGCGAACATTATGGTAAGGACGAACCTGTCACAAGTAGGAAGGTCACATATAACCACGTTGCGCTCGCCCATGGCGTCAATGATGTCCAACGCCTCGGACACGGAACGGAGACGGTCACTCTTCGCTATGCAAAGCACATAATCATTTGCTTTGCAGTAACGTATGGCGTCCTGCAACTGGTCGCACTCCTTCAACTTTGTGCCCGAATGTACATCCGTGAACATCGCCACCGGATCTTTGGCCATAAACATCTTGGCTATGGTCAACTGCGCCTCCAAGCCAAGGCCGGATGTCTCCTGCTCCTGCGTGGAAACCCTTCGCCACAAGACATACGGCCTTGAATCGCCTATCGGCTTGATGTCTATCTTCCGGCTCTTTCTTTTCCACATGGCCTCAATGACTCTAAAGTTGCCGGAAACCAATAGCTGTCGTGGTCTATGAAGACGCACCGCCCATATTTATCGGGTGTCTGAAAGGCCAGAATCTCATACGGCCCGAACGTTATCCCTGACGAATTGGTGAACATCACCTTGTCGCCAATCTTCAAGTCAACACCGGGAAGACTGTCGTAGAACTCGTCTTCCTTGTACTGTTTTTTCCATTCCAGGAACTCTTTCTTGTAACTTGCCATTTTTATTTTACCTCCTTGCAAGCAGATCGTCAAGATATGCCAAAAACATCACTTGTCCCTCCTTCTGTCATCGAACAACTCCGGAAGGTATGCTATCCACATCAATATAATCAATATCCACATCATACCACAGCCTCCTCTATCTTCACCCGCAGCGTATAGAAATCATCCACACACTCGAAGCAGGTTTCAGTGTCCTTTGTCACATAGGCTGATTCCGTCAAAAACCTGTCCGGATAGCCATCAAACTCATTCTCGATAACAAATGAGAAATGTCCGCTGTCAAGTTCTGAACGCTTGTATTGTTTCAACGTATCGACAGCCTCCTCCTTGCTTGCGCAAACCTGCACCTCGTTGTACAGGTCTTGGTCATCATCCGACCACGTTGTGTAGGTCACAACCCAAATCTTAATCTCCATAACGATAAACTTGATCTTGGTGAAACATATAGTAACTGTCCTCGCCGATTATGATGCCGTTCAACAGGTGAATGCCATGCGCCTTGAGGGTCTTTTCCATATCCCTGAAAGGCGGCCAGTCGTGACGTGTGCCGACTATGACCGTGGACACCTTGGTATCTATCGACACCCTTATAATCTCGTGGTGGAGATCCGTCTGGTCTATGTCTTTCGGGAATCTCACATAACCCTTGATTCCGGCCCTCTCACCGCAAAGCAGGACAAAGACCGAATCATCCTTGTATTCAGCATACAAACGCAGTAAGGCTGAAACAGGCGTAATTTTCTCGCCCGTCATGTCAATCTGCCTGTCAGTCTTGGCGAATCTCAACGCATACTCAACTATTCTCATTTCAACAAATCTTTTCTAACTTCTTCCGGAAGATACTCATAGACCTTTTCCAGCATTTTTCTCATACCGGCTTTATAAGCAAAATCAACCTCTCTAATAGGCGTCATTTCTCCAAAGGCGGAATCTTTTTGCATGATATGGAAACCGATTCTTGATAAATCTTTGAACTGATGCATATATTCGCTGGCCGAATTTTGCATAAACCTGCTTGTTCCGAATAATTTCATATCTTGATGCCCTCCCTCGT